GATCCGCGCCGGTGAATTGCTGGAAATACTGGGCAACAGAAAAAGCACCGTAGTGGTTGCCGCACTGAACGAATATATGGATGCCCACCCAGAGTTGACGCAAGGTGATGGGGCGCTGCATATCAAGGTAAGTGCCGCTTCGTCTGCCCATCTTGAAGCGCTGGTTCGCAGGCTGGTAGAGGAAAAGCTGGGTGCTATGGATCTGAGTGCAGTTGCTTCCAGTGCCCCTGGCCAAACACAAAAAGTCAGCAGCGACATCATGGATATGCTGCATGACCTCGATTGCTTTAACTGAATATGGCGCAATAAAGCCTTCTGTTCACTGGACAGAAGGCTTTTCCTTTTGATAAGCGGAAAATTCCGAATAATTTGTAGAATTTTCAATCTTTTTATATAGTTTTGACAAGTTTTAGCGGAAAGTATTAAAATATAGGGGACAGAGTTGTAATTAGTAATTGAAGCACGAAGGAGGAATGTATATGAGTGACTTTGAACAGTTCCATGTGAACAACTTCGATCAGTTCTGCAAAATACTGTTGAAGAATGAAGCCAAGAACGCATGGCGGGCAATCAACAAACAGCGGGACCGGGAAATAACAGCAGGAACAGCGGAAGACATGGCTTGGCTCCTGCAATCAGAAGACGATACATACAGCACATACCACAAAGTCTTCTATGTGAAGGATATCGAAATAACCGTTACGAAGGAATTCGTGGGCGAAGCTCTGCAGTACATTCTTCCAAGTCTGCGGAATGTTCTGCTCCTTTCCTTCTTTGGCGGCTATAACGACACGCAGATTGCTAAGATCTTGAAGATCAGTAATCCGACGGTAGCGTACCGGAGAAGAAAGGCTATGGAGCGACTGAAAGAAGAAATGGAGGCACGGCTCAATGCAGAAGAATACTAAAATTCCGTTCGATACGATCGTAGCAGCAAAGGCCGGGGACTCCGACGCACTGGAAAAGATCCTGAACTACTACGCTCCCTTTATTGCAAAGCTTTCCAAAGAAGAGGGAGTCGATGCTCATGGCCGGCCTTATGAGGTAATCAACGAAGATGTGAAGGCACAGCTGGAAGCAAAGCTCCTTATGCAGATTGTTATGGCTTACGATCTGACAAAGCAGCCCCCTGCAGGTGAGCCGAATGAGCAGTGACACCACAGCGCTTTGTGGTATTGCCTGTTCGAAAGACCGAAACCCAAATAAGGGTGTCGGTCGGTGGGAGTCCTCTTTCTCTGGAGGATTCCCACCGGCAGACAGCCGGGTGTACCACAATTGAATAGGGCTATCAGATACGTTCTGCATATGACGAGCCAGATAGTGGGTGCGCCACGATACACCGGGGACATAAGGAGGTTCCATACCGGGTGGAGCGACTAAACTTACACTGTAAGCAGCACTGGCAACGCTGTGCGGCCATGAATTATATGCGGAGAATGATGATACTTGCGATGGCCATGGGTCACACTGTGGGTCGCCCCGTCATGAGAATGGGGGGAGGCACTTATTCCTATGGAGCGGCTTTGCCCGCCGCCGTCTGAATCAGCTTACGAAAAATCAAGTGAAGTCTTGAATCCGCACTCTAAAGTCGAGTGCGGATTTTGTCGAAAATGGCAATCTTTCGTAAAGGCATCCCCGCCAATACAACTATGCAGCTCTGCCTTTCTTTTGAAGGGCAGAGCTGTTTAGATATCAATGTTTATTCTTTTCCAGTTTTGGCAATACTTTCCCCATAAGCGAAGGAGACTACTATGGAAACTCAAAACAAACCAGGCATCGATTCCAGCCAGCTCCGGAATATCCAGGACGTTGTGATCGACACCTCAAAACCATGCCGTGAAAGGCTCAAGACTTTTATTCAGCAGATAGGCAACCCCTACTGCTACCTCGACAACGGAATCGTTGTTGAGATCGCATACGCAGACACAAAGACCAGTCTCCAGGACAGGCTTTCTGCCTATGCAAATTGCATTGACCCCACCACAGGTAAATCTAGGAAATAAGCCCCAGGTGCTTGACATTGTCCGCAAAATAATGCATAATAAGGACAATGGAATAACGGACAAATGTTCGTATGGATCAGCCAACTTGGTCTTTGGTCTGGTTGATTCAGCCCTGGTGGATTATTAGGATTTCCTGTGAAATCTTAATCCAAAGGGAGTGGTACCGTGATTCCAGAGGTAACAGCATCTCTTCCTGAAGAAGAATGCTTCTATGTTATTTCGTATTATCGGCTCTCCAAGCAAGATCGGAATAAGCATGAACAAAGTGACAGCATTGCTAACCAAAGGAAACTGATCCAGGCATACATCGATAATCACCCCAATTTGATTTTAGTAGATGAAGCCTTTGACGATGGTTATACCGGTACGAACTTTGATCGTCCCGGCTTCCAAAAAGTGCTCGACGCAATTCAGTCCGGACAGGCTAACTGCGTCATTGTCAAGGATCTTTCCCGCTTGGGTAGAGAATATATATCCACCGGCAACCTGATCGATTCCATTTTCCCGGATTTGGGCGTTCGCTTCATCGCAATCAACGATGATGTTGACAGCCAGGTCGAGAACGACGGAAACGATATCTTGATTCCAATTAAAAATATAATGAATGAGTCCTATTGCCGTGACTTATCCAAGAAACTGAGAAGACAGTTTCGGATCCAGCGCAGCAATGGTGAGTATCTCGGTGCCTTCGCAAGCTATGGATACTGCAAATCTCCGGAAGACAAGCACAAGCTGATTCTGGATGAGTACGCAGCCTCCGTCGTGCGGGGCATTTTTTCTTTGTGGCTGAAAGGCTACAGCCAGTATTTCATTGCAGATTATCTCAACGAGGAGATGATCTTACCCCCTGCAGAGTATAAGCGTTCTTTGGGTCTTAACTATAAGACCGGTTACTCCTCCTCGGGAGAAGCAAAATGGACGCACTTTCAGGTGACTCGTATCCTGCGAAACCCACTTTATGCCGGCGTTCTAATCCAAGGAAAACGCGGCACCCCTAACTTCAAAGTTAAGGTTATTCGGACACGAAAAGAGTCGGAATGGTCTGTTGTCAAGAACAATCACCCTGCAATCATTGACCCCACTCTGTTTGAGCTGATTCAGGTCATGCTTGACCGGGATACCAGATCATCTCCGAGCATCGATCGAGTCATGCCCCTATCCGGTGTATTGTACTGCCCGGATTGCGGACGCCTGATGACCAAAAGAACCGTAACCAGATCCGGCAAGAAGTTCAGCTACTACGTGTGTTCCGGCTATAAACGGGGGCTTGGCTGCTCCGGTCATAGCATCGAATGCAATAAGCTGGAGACGATTGTCATGAATGCTATTGCGCATCAGGTCAATGTTGTTGCCGAACTGGATGCCCTGATCAAGGAGGTCGGCAATTCCGATGTTTGGAAAGCCAAGATCAGCCGCCTTGATGTGTCCATCCTCCAGAAGAAAAAGGAGCTGGATGAGTACTATGATTTCCGCAGAAAGCTGTATGAGGCTTTTTGCAATGACCTGATTGACCGTGAGGAGTATGACCGCATGCACGCAGAATACAAGCATCTGATTTCGGAAGCTGAAGCGGCACTGCGGAATCTCACTGCAGCCAAAGAGGAAGCAATTGAGAATACCCAAACCGATAACAGTTGGCTCAGCCTGTTTGTGAAATTCCAGGGCCTTGAGGAGCTGAGCCGTGAAGTCATTGTGACCCTGGTGGACAAAGTCTATGTCCATGATGACAAACATGTGAGAATAGAATTTAACTTTCGAGATGAGATTCAGTTCTATCTCGAGGCCATGAAAGCAGATAGATTGGAGGTATCATAAATGGCCAGAAAGAGTCGTGTAAACCCTGCCGCCATCGTAGCAAGCGTTGCTGCAACATGCTATCTGGCAGGTATCTATGGCCGTCTTTCCGATGATGACGGCACATCTGAACTGGAAAACTCCATTGCGAATCAAAAGAAGATCGCACTGCACCATTTGGATCAGCATCCCGACATTAAGCTGGTCGACACATATTCCGACAACGGTTACACCGGTATGAACTATGAACGGCCGGGCTTTAAGAGGATGATGGAAGACCTCAAGAAGGGTCGTATCAACTGTGTGATCGTAAAGGATATCTCCCGTTTGGGAAGACACTTCCTCCAGACCAGTACCCTCGTAGAGAAGACATTTCCGGAAATGGATGTCAGACTGATCTGTATTAATGACAACTATGACAGCGCAAAGCCTGATGCTGATGCCGTCGCATTGACCTTGCCGTTGAAGATGGTCATAAACGACTATTACGTCAAGGACATTGCGAAGAAGATCCGCACAGGTATTGATGCAAAGATCAATTCCGGAGAATTTCTGCCTTCTGTCAGCAGCATTCCATATGGGTATATCCGCAATCCGGAAGCAGGCACCTATGACATTGATGAGGAGACTGCTCCAATTGTCCGGCGCATGTTCCAAATGCGCGCTGAGGGAAAAAGCCTGAATGGAATTGCGAGAGTGCTGAATGAAGAAGGAATTCCTAGCCCCGGCAAGCTTCGCTATGATCGTGGGATCACCATGTCGAAGCGTTATGTAAACTCAAGTTGGGTTAGAGGAACCATCCGGAAGATGCTTTGCGATGAGGTCTATATCGGCAACCGTGTGCACGGTAAAATCAAAAGCGATCGCTATGGCAAGGAGAAAACAAAGAGATCCAGAGAAGAGTGGCAGATCGTTGAGAATGCACATCCCGCCATAATCTCCAAGGAATTGTTTGATGCAGTCCAGAAGGTTGCTCAAGCTGAGGCAGAAAAGCGCGAAAACTTTCAGCCCATGGAACCACCTTCCGTAGATTACCGTGACCTGTTTCGCGGCAAGGTGTTTTGTGCAGACTGCGGCTCCATGATGTCCGCGAATAAAGGCGCTGCCCGGGACAGGCCCAATGTTCCAAACTGGATCTTCTATCAGTGCAATAATTACCGCTATTCATCGAAAACCAAATGCTCCAAGCATTATGTGCGGCAGGATGATATTATGGCTGTTATCACAAGACTACTGAATCAGCAGATGATGCTGGCAGTCAATGTGAAAACGATGGCTACCAGGATTCAGAACATGCCGTCCGTAAAAGCATTCATCGAGAATGCCTCCACCCGGTACTACTCTGCGGTCACCAAACGCAGGTACATCGAAGGTCGGCTTAAGCGATTGCTTGTTGATCTCACCGAGCGGCTCATCGATAGAAGTGAATATGAGGAATTCAAGCGCAATTACGAGGAAGAGCTTGCACATTGGGTGGAAGAGGAAGCCAAAGCCTTGAGTGATCAGAATGCTCTTAATGGTGCCCTGGCTTCTTCTGGTGTTTGGCTGGGTGCTATCAACCGATATGCAAATCAGCTCACCGTCGATCGGGAACTGATTGATCTGCTGATCGAGCGCATTGAAGTTCGATCTGACCGCAGCATCAAAGTCCATCTTTCTTATGCGGATCCCTTTAAGGAGCTGAAGTATTTCTTACACCTGGCAGGAGTTGAGCAAGATGCGGTTTGATCTATACGACATTTACTACCTTCGTCTGTCTAAAGAAGATGGTGATGTTACAGACGGCACCGAAACAGAGAGCTGTAGTATCCATTCTCAGCGAACCTGTATCCATCACTATATTCAGAGTATGGGTATGGACCCAATGTCCTTTAAGGAAATCGTCGACGATGGTTATTCCGGAACCAATATGAATCGTCCAGGCGCAAAGGAACTGATCGATCTTGTGTTCCGAGGCAGGGTCAGAACTATTATCGTCCGTGACCTTTCCCGTTTTGCCAGAAACTATCTGGACGCAGGCAGATACCTGGAACTGGTGTTCCCAACCTACGGGGTTCGCTTCATTTCCATCAATGACCGCTTTGACAGCGCCAAAATCGGTGAGGACACTGGCGGCTTGGAGTTGGCTATCCGCAACTTGCTGAACCAGCTCTACAGCAAGGATATCTCCAAAAAGATCAAGTCTGCAGTTGACATGAAGAAATACAATGGTGAATTTGTTTATGGAACAGCCCCTTTCGGATACAAAAAAGGCCCCAAGAAAAACACCATCGTAATCGATCCGGATGCATCAATCATCGTGAAAAACATTTTCAAATGGGCATCTGAGGGAGTGACTATCACACAAATTGCGCAGCGATTGAATGAACAAGGGGTTACTACACCATCTGTGTATCTCGCTGCAATTCGTGGGAAATATAAGACCAGATCCGTATGGACCTATGAATCAGTCCGCAATATCCTCCAGAATCGTATATATACCGGAGACACAGTCCCATTTAAGTCTCATGTTGTTAAAGTGGGAAGCAACCGCACCAAGGCAGTCCCTTTGAGCCAGCAGGAGATCATCCCCAATACCCATGCCCCAATCATATCCCGGGAACTGTTTGAGCAGGCGACAAATGCACGCAAACGGTATGCTGCCAGAGTCTATGACCCGGAACGAGAAGCATATGTTTTTACTTCTCTTTTGGTGTGCGGCTGCTGCGGCAATCGCCTGATAAGAGGTAAAGCACAGAACAAGGACTGGCGATGTACCATGCATCGCTATGACCAGAATGCGGCTTGTAAGGATGTTCGCTTCAAAGATGCGCTTCTCACTGGTATTGTCTACCACGCTATCAAAACCCAGTGTGACCTGCTGGATCTCAAGATCAAAAAGGTGAAGGCAGATAAGAGAGCGGCCGTTACCAAAGAGCAGATGATCCGGGATGAGTGCCGTCGCCTCCAAGCTCAGTTGGATGGTGTCCGGAAGGAAAAGCGAGAAGCATACGAGCGATATGTGTCCGGCGCCCTCAGTAAAGAAGGTTTTATGACACAAAAATCCGCCTTAACAGCACAGGAGGAAAACATCAAGCTTACGCTATCCGTGTCAGAAGCAAAGCTGAATGAAATCGTGGAGCAGCTGCGTCAAAGCATTGACCAGGTTGCCAGCGCATATACGATGGTTACCTACCACGACATTACACAACTGACGCCGGCCCTTGCCCAGGAACTGATTGAAAAGATCGTTATCTTTCCGGAAGGCAGGATACGGATCCACTGGAACTACACCAACACCCTTGCACAAATGCTCGAGAGGGAGAAGATTGAAGATATCCGGATTGCGGTCTAACCCCCTCCGGCGAGAATTAAGAAAAAGTCTGATTCTTCGACAAAATCGGCATCGCCATATTCCGAGGTTTTGCGCATACACGAATGTGCCGCTAATCACCGTATTTTACTGTTATTCCAGAACAATACAAAACAAAAGTGTTGTCCTATACTTGACATCAGCGTGTCCGGCTCACCGATTATACAGGACGGAAAACTGGTAGGCGCCGTTACTCATGTCCTTGTTAACGATCCTACCACTGGATATGGCATTTTCATTGAAAACATGCTGGACGCTGCTGCATAACCCTTAAACCACCGATTGCCATATGCGTCGGTGGTTTTATTATTAGGCTTAGGAGGCTTGAACATGAATCTCGCTTATTGCAATTCAACC